TTCTGCTACCTGTGATGGGTTTTGTACGCCATATCTAAATTTTTTATCACCCAACGTAAAATCGAAACCTTCGAAATTTTCATTAAGTAACTCATTAGTCTTGGCTTTAAACTTATCGTGGTTAGCGGCGTTTCTTTTTTGGTCCTCTTTATATCGATTAAAAAAGTCCGATGCTTTAGCTTGATCCTCTGTAAGTGACGGAGACTTCAACTTGATGTCCTCATAATACTTTTCCTTAGTCTCATTTAAAAACGCACGGGCTTTTGCAACCTCCTCTTTATATGCGAGTTTTTTTCTACGGATATCTCGCTCCTCATCTAAGTCTTCATCAAATGCAAAGTTGTCATCAATCATAAAATCGATTTCTTCTGCACTTAAGTGGGACTTAGTGTTTTTGTAATATTCTTTTACTAATACGTCGCGATCTACATTTTCGTAATTGGTGTTTAATCGCATGTAATCCTGCATGGTTCCTCCGGTCTCACGCATAAAATCAACTAGCTTTGTAATGTTTTCTGGCAACTCCGCAGCTGGCGCGACTGGCGCGGTGGGTGTCTCTGCTGGCTTAGCTGGCTCAATAGGCTTATCATCAACTATTTCTTTTATAACTCCGTCTCCTTCTTCTGCTTCTTCCAAGGCAGGGTCTGCCGCTACTGTATCTTCTTTAGGTATTACTACCCTAGTTACATTACTTGGAACGTCTATTAGTGGCTCTTTGTTCCTGGCCGCTATTTGCTCCTCAGTAAGCTTTGGTTTTGTTTGGATCTTAAAAGATCCTTCTGTTTTTACTTCACTCATGATATGATATTATATAATTATTAAATACTTATTTATTGGGGATTAAACTGTGATAAATCAAATCCACCTAAATTGTCGTTACCTGCTGATTCAAAGTCTTTAGGTAAGCCTTGAGTTTGACGCTGCTCTATCAATTGACTTTGCTGCGTACCCTCTTTTTCTATTCTTTTATCTTTACGATCTTCTATTTGTGCGTCTTTAGCTTTTATTTCTTGAGCTTTCATTTGCGCGAGCTTCAGATTATATTGAAACTCTGTTGCCATCAACTCTTTTTTAATCTGTGCTTCGACCTGCATTCTTTGCATTTCAAAGTTTGATTTAGCTTGCTCGATTGCAACTTTTTCAGCTGTTAACGCTTGTTGCTTTTGTACTTCAGCCATTGCGGCTTTCTCCGCGGACTCGGCGTTTGCCTGTGCTTGTGCTTGTATGTTTTGTTGCACTAATGCCTGCGCTCTTTCCTGCTTCTTTTTACGCTTAAGCTTTAACATTTCGTTAGCTAGCTTAAGATTTTTAATCTGATTAATATCTATTGAATCTTCAATATCAATCTCTTTTGTTTGCAAAGCAATCTGTATATTTTTCTGCAACTCAGCTTTTTCTTCATCATCCGGTTCCATTTCTAAGAATATACCGAAGTCATGCAAATTAAGATTTTCAATTTCTTTCAAAGTTTCTACATTAAATGTAGATACACTATTCATTAACGAATTCTTAGTAAGTGGGAAGTTTAATACATCATTTATTTTCAATGATATATTTTCACATGTACTTAATGTTAATTGTATACTAGCATTTTGTATATGCTTAGTAGCTGTGTTAGACGTATTAGCTGCCATTTTTTGCAATCCTACTAGAGCATTCGCATCCGGCATACTACCATCTCTTGCTTCGTTTAATCCGGTTACATCTCTAATCATTTGCATATTGTAATTATATGCTGTGATTAAAGATTGCATTTTACCTATACCAGAAGAGCTAGATAATTCCTGTATAGGAACTTTACCTCTATTCATGTCGCCTTCTTGGGTTATTGACCTACCCACAACAGATCCCGTTTGAAAATACATATTCAACGCCTCTTGAGGGTTATAACTTGTCCCGTTACCTAAGTCAACTTCTGCTAAACCGTCTACATCTAAAAAAACTCCGTCGGGCACCATTCTAGCTAGTACTTGTTGCATTTTAAGGTGCGTAAGCTGTATTACATCCGCAAACCCAATACACTTGCTTATAAGTGATTGTATCACTCCTTTGTACATTCTAGGAGCACACATAGAGTAACTCATTTCAACTCTAGTAGTATCTGCTAATGGTCTAGTCATATTTTCAGACATTTCCCATTTAAGCATAATATCCGTGCCAATTACTTTTGCTCCCTCGTATAACACCTCAATTGATCTTGACACTCTATCAAAGTTATCATTAGGAGGGGGATTAAAAGCATCTGTTTTTTCAATAGCCTTTTCAAGTCCATTGTCTGTTTTCTTTATCTTAAATACTTGATCAGTATATGTCTTGTATTCAAAGTATAATATCTGTACAGTATTATAATCATAATTTTCGAATCCGCGAATCATTCTTCGATTCCCTGGATACTTTTGAATTCGCTCTAATTCTTCATTAGATATATTAGGAAATTCTTTTTTAAGCTCTGGTATTGTTATGGATTTAACTTCACCTACATAATATATGTCATCAAAGTTAGGATCTTCAGTATAAGACCAAACACAATAAGCTGGATCTACATAGTCCACTACAATACCTTCAGCTGGATTGAATGTAGTTTTTGTAATACCTATACCAATATTAACTAAATCCTGATTTACCCTTGCCCTTATTAAATCATATTCATTAGTAGCAAGCACTGTATTAATAGCTTCTTCTTCTGCTATTTCTATAGCTGGCTTGTACTTGAGTTGCATGTGCAGATCTCGTTCCTCCATTGATTGAGGTAACTCAGCTTCTTGCATACCTGACCTGCTCAGATCCATGGGTATAACAGAACTAGCTTGGGCCCTCGCTTTTTTTGTCAACATGTCAAACAATATGTTGTCCGCGTAGTCTGTTCTTTTCTTTAATGATTCGGGGTCTTGTGCGTAAGATGTTATATCATATTGCTTCTGCGTAATACCATTAGCAACAATGTCTGAAAACTTTGAAAGTATAGGAACTGGTTTCCAATCTAAATTAAGATAAGACAAATCACCATTAATAGCTAATTCGTCTTTGTACTTTTGTACGCTTTGTTCCCCTCGAGTGTAAAGCCTTAGGTTATGAAAGTTATTCCAGTTAGCAGCGTACCTGTTTGACCCGGCACCGCCATAGTTAAACCACTCCTGCTCAATAGCTCTTGACACTTGTAATCCGTATTCTAACGTCGCTTTCTCAGCATCGCTAACTACCTGATCAGGAAATGGGCTATTAGTATTTGTACTTACATTCATTTATTATATTATTTTTGAAGTAGCTCCCTCGTTATTGTATTTTTTGAATCCTAAGGTATATACCTTTTTCTGTGTTGCCGCTCTAGGGGTGTATCTGTGCTTATTACAAGCCATTAAAGCTAAGCCTGAGCTTATTGACGCATCGTGTTTTGTTCTATTGTTTATATCAAATTTAGCCCAGTCTTCTAATGTTCTTTGTAAATAAACATCACCGTAGCCTTCTTTTGTTTTACCAACAAAATCCTCTATATAAGTTTCAATTGCCGAAGCGTGTGCTTGCTTAATATCCTCACTTGAATTAGGTATCCCACCTACTTCTCTTTCAGACACGGATAATTTATTATAAGATCTATCCGGCCTATTAATACTAAAGCCTCTATATCCTCTGCGCTTTAAATAGTAAAGCAGCCTTGGTTTGTTGTTTTCACATAATATAGGCATACCGTAAAACACCATAGCCATAAGTACATCTTCAAAAAACATCTCCGCGGTGGAAGGCCTAGCTATATATTCTAAAAAGAAATGGTTAGGAGGCGCGTCTTCCATTGAAAACTTAGTTAATCCATGTAAAGCTCCGTTAGAGCCGCTGCCGCCAACGACACCACTAATATCGTAACTGTCACAACCAAAGGCACCCATGTGCTCATTTCCTGGATATTTAATACCATTTTTTATTACTATGTTATTTTGTTGTTCTTGGTTGGGAACCCATGTAACCCAAAATCTTCCGTCTTTGTTTGGATAAAACATTACTCGAGTGTCTTTAATCCCGTGCTCCCATTGAAAGTTTCCTTTCGTAACCATTGTATTGTTTTTTAACTCATCATTATAATCTATTTGTTGATAGATTTTTGTTAAGTTAAATATAGATTGCTTTGATTCATCCCTAAAAGCGTGTTGTTCTGTTCTTGGAAATTGACGATAGTACTCGTTCAACGCATCCGGATCATCTTTTAATCCTTCCACTTCATTTTCCCAATGATCAATGACGCCCTCATCAATAATGTCACCTTGAGGACCAAGAATATCTTTCTTAGGTGCGTCAAAAACCGGCCAACCGTGTTCATCAATGAATCCTTCATAGTTCCACTCCATCGGTATAAAAAGCTTATACAACCCGCTTTTTGTTTGCCCATTCTTATTTCTTTTTGTAACGTCTGAATCGTTATATAATTTTTTAAAGTTTTTACCTCCCTTGTCTAATGCATTTGAGGTTGAGCCCATCATACACTTACCGATAATGCGACTACCTAATCTTAAGCAAGTTTTTGTAACTCGCCAGTTGTTAAGTATGTTAGTAGGTCTTTCCCACTTACCGCTTTCGTCGTGTACTAATAGCTTTAGTTTTTCTCCATCGTAAGAGTTGTCCCCGGTGTTTTTCCAGTCGATCGTTGTGTCGAGACCTGTAATTTCCTGAAGTTTCTCGTTTGAATCAAGTTTCCTCCTTGTAAGCTTTGAGGCTGGTACTCTGTACGCAAGCTCTGTTTTCGGGCGGTCCATTCCGTCCTGTATTGGTTTAAAGAAGAATGGATAGTTAACCGATATCGGAACAACTTTGTCTGTAAACATCT